CGCTAACTTGGCAGTGTTTAAAGCATTTCTAAAACCTCATGATATTGTACTTGGTATGGATCTTGCAAGTGGTGGCCATCTATCACACGGTTCAACTGCTAACGTATCAGGCCAATGGTTTGATGCCCATTCATATGGAGTAAATGAAGAAGGTTTTCTAGATTACGATAAGATCCGAGATCAAGCAATGGATCTTAAACCAAAAATGATTGTGGCGGGCGCTTCAGCATATCCACGACAAATTAATTGGGCTAAGTTCAGAGAAATTGCTAATGAAGTAGATGCAATGCTTTTGGTAGATATGGCTCACTATGCAGGTCTTGTAGCTGGAGGTGTTTACGATAATCCAATGGAATATGCAGATGTTGTAACTTCTACTACTCATAAGACACTCCGTGGTCCTCGCGGTGGTATTATTATGTGGAACAATGAAGAGTATACAAGAAAGATCAATAGTGCTATATTCCCAGGTACGCAAGGTGGTCCTTTGATGCACATTATTGCAGCCAAGGCACAATCTTTCATTGAAGCAAATACACCTGAATTTAAACAATATGCTAGCAACGTAGTTAAGAATGCGCAAGCAATGACTGAAGTTTTTATGGAACACGGATTTGATGTTCTAACTGCTGGTACTGATAGTCATATTATTTTGCTAGATCTGAGTAAATCTAAATATTCAGGGCGAGAAGCTGCAGATCTGCTAGAATGGAATGGTATTACCGTTAACAAAAATGGTATTCCAAATGATCCTCGTAGCTTTGTAGAAACTTCTGGTATTCGTATTGGTACTGCTGCTGAAACTACACGAGGTCATGATGTAGCTTGGTTCCGTAATCTAGCTAAACAAATTGTAGCTATCTTGTCATAGACGATAAATATCCCTATTAGTTAATTGCTATGGGGATATTTTATGTGGCTTTACAATGGTGAAGAGTTTACAAGTGAAATGATTGGTGATTACGTAGGATTTGTTTATATCATCACAGATCTTACAAATGGTAAAAAATACGTTGGTAAGAAAACCCTCCAATCGAAGCGTAAGCTTCCACCTCTTAAAGGAAAGACCCGTCGAAGAACTAAGATAGTTGAGTCAGATTGGCAAACCTATTACGGTTCTTCTGATGAGGTCAAACAATTAGTAGAAGATAATGGCCCTGAATCGTTTAAACGTGAGATACTACATTTGTGTAAAAGCAAAGGTGAAATGTCTTACTTAGAATTAAAAGAACAAATGGACCGTGAAGTCTTGTTAAACGATGAATATTACAATGGAATCATCCAAGTAAAAATTCATAGAAACCATGTACGATCTCTCAAAAAGGATTTATAATGACTATTGAATACTGGTACAACGACACAATCGACAAGTACATGTTCAAATTTTGGTGCGAAACCGAAGATAACTATATGGGAATAGCTAACGAATCTATAGAAGGTGGATTGAAATCTTTGCAGAATAGATGGCCTGAAATGGAATTCGTAATCGAAGATCTTAAAAAAGTTGCATAAACCTGTTGACAATATTTTTAGATTGATTTATATTAGTATTATAAACAAACTGAGGAAATGCTATGATCATTGAACGTAAAAGTGTAATTTCTGGTGTGGTACGTCAGCGCAATATTCCTGTTAATCCACGTCACATAGCAGAATATGAAGCTGGTTATGGACCATTGTATCAGGTTGCTCCATACTTGAGTAGTGAAGATCGTGAATTCATTATATCTGGTATTACAGGTGATGAATGGCAGAACGCATTCTCTAAAGAAATTGCAAAGATTGTGCAGGATAAGTTCTAATGATAATTTTGTTTAATGGACCGCCTGGTTCAGGTAAAGATGCTGCAGCCGACTTTTTTAAGAAGTTTGGCTTTAAGCATTTATCTTTCAAGTATCAATTGTATCGCGAAGTAATTGAGCATTATGGTGTAGATCAAAAGTGGTTTATGTCGCGATATCATAATCGTGAATTGAAAGAAGTACCCGCTCATCTTTTAGATAATATGTCTTGCCGCGAAGCAATGATACATGTATCTGAAAATATCATCAAGCCTGCTAAAGGTAATGATTATTTTGGAAATCAAATTGCAAATGAAATAGATGTTAACAAAAATTACGCTATTTCAGATGGCGGATTTATTGAAGAGTTGTTCCCAGTAGTTGATAAGGTTGGCAAAGAAAACTTTGTTCTAGTACAACTTACTCGAAAAGGATGCGATTATTCTACTGATTCTAGACGGTATTTCCAAGGTAGTATGCATTACGAATACGTACTAGGTCATAGAACACCGATCGATACTAAGTATGTACTACCGCATACATTTGATGTTAAAATGTATCGTATCAACAACAATTCTTCTATTGAAGATTTTTATAACACACTAAACGATATTTACAAACGTGAATTCTTAAAGGAAATATATTATGCTTAACAAAGAAATTGTAACTAAAGCTCTACACGAGGGTGTTTGCACTGTTACTTTTACTAAAGTGAATGGTGATGAGCGTGTCATGAACTGCACACTGAATGCAGATAAAATGCCAAAAATGGAAGAGAAAGAAGGTGGCACTAAGAAAAAGCCAAATCCTGATGTACTTTCAGTTTGGGATGTAACTGCAAATGGTTGGCGCTCTTTCCGTTGGGATTCACTCAAATCATTTGAAGCAAACGGAGTTTAAATATGAGCTGTATTTATAAAGGTCAGGTAATCGAATCAGAACTATCTCAAAATTCAAAAGGTGGTACTGAGATGATGCGTCAACGTGTCATTGATAACGTTGATCCTGAACTTTTAAAAGACTTTGCTATTCATTTCTCTCGTCCTCGACAATTGAAAGACGACGTAATGAATATCTTATATTGTCACGACCTAGCTGAAGATCCTGAAAATCAGATTCTTCAAGATGGTGGATGGGAGCAATTCGATCATTTTGTTTTTGTCTCTCATTGGCAACGTGATATGTACATGATGTACTTTGGTATTCCATTTTCTAAATGCTCAGTAATTCCAAACGCAGTAGAGAAAAACTTCGAAGGTCCTAAAGATAAAACAGACGATACTATTCGTTTCATTTATCATACAACACCTCATCGCGGTTTAGAATTACTTGTTCCTGTTATTGATGCATTATCTAAAGAATACCCAAACATTCATCTTGATGTATATTCTTCATTTAATATCTATGGCTGGCCTGTGCGAGATGAACCATACAAAGTTCTATTCAAACAGATTGAAGATCATCCTAATATGACTTATCATGGCGCAGTGAGTAACGAGGAAGTTCTAGCAGCCCTTGATAAAGCAGACATTTTCTTGTATCCAAACATTTGGCGCGAGACATCTTGTATTGCAATGATTGAAGCTATTAAGAGTGGTGTACTTTGTATCCATCCTAATTATGCTGCTCTACCTGAAACTGCTGCTAATGCTACAATCATGTATGATATGCACGAAGATCGTACAATCCATGCTAACATTGCATACTCATATGCAAAACAAGTTTTGGAACAAGCGAAGGATCCAGAATTCTTTAAGCGATTTACATCGTCTGATCGTATGAGTTTGCCTAATACAAATATTCAATTGTTTGGACATACATGGAATAAGCTTTTAAGGGATTTGAAAGCTTAACACCGAGCTCCTTCGGGAGCTCTTTCTGTTGACATTATTGAGATTTTGGTGTAGTATAATAATACTAAATCAAACTTTAACATGGTAAAAAATTATGGCTATTTTAGTAGACTTCAACCAAGTAATGATTGCTTCGCTATTTGCAGGTATTGGTAATCATACAAACATGGAAATTGATGAAAACATTATTCGTCATATGTTTTTAAATTCAATTCGTTCTAATCGCAAAAAGTTCACTGATGAGTATGGTGAAATTGTAATTTGTGCCGACGGTAAAAATACTTGGCGTAAAGAAGCATATCCATATTACAAAGCAAATCGTAAAAAGTCTCGTGATGAGTCTGATTTGGATTGGGGCGCACTTTTTGATATTATGAACACTGTTCGTGATGAGCTGAGGGAATACTTTCCATACAAAGTAGTTCATATTGAACATTGTGAAGCCGATGATGTAATTGGTACTGTTATTCATGAATACGGTTCAGAGCTTAACATTGGTTCTGAAAAATTCTTAATTTTGTCAGCAGATAAAGATTACATTCAATTGCAAACATACGCAAATGTAGATCAATATGATCCTATTCGTAAGCGTTGGATTCGAAATGATAATCCAGTTAGCTATTTGAATGAACATATTCTAAAAGGTGATTCCGGCGATGGTGTTCCTAACATTTTGTCTCCAGACAATTGCTTAGCTATTGGTGAACGCCAAAAAGCAATGACTAAAAAGCGTTTGGAACTGTACTCAAAAGGTACTGATGAAATGGATGAAGAAACACTTCGTCGTTACTATCGAAATAAGATGATGATTGATCTAAAACAGGTTCCAGATAAATATAAAAAACTTATTCTCGAAGAATACTCTAAAGAAAAAGATATTGGACGCAAAGAGTTGTTCAATTTCTTTGTTAAAAAGAAACTAAAACACTTAATTACTGATATACAGGATTTTTAAAATGCGACTTTCTATTGCTGAGGTCATTAAAAAAGCCGGTGATTTCAAGTCTAAAAAAGACAAGGTTGAATGGCTACGTAAAAATGACTCACAACCTCTGAGAACTGTCATTAAAAACACATATGATAGCACAGTTGAATTTTTGATTCCGGATACTCCGCCTCCATGGAGTAAAAACGAATATGAGGATGAAGCAAAAACACTTTTGTTACGTGAAGCTCGTCGTCTAAAAATATTTGTTAAAGGTGGTGGTTATGATAATCTAAATCAGATCAAAAGAGAACAGCTGTTTATTAGTCTGCTCGAAGATATCGATAATGATGATGCTGAGTTGCTAGCAAATTATATGATATCGCAAAAACCTTTCAAAGGTTTGACTAAGAAAACTATTGTTGAAGCATTTCCAGATTTAATCGAAGGGCAATAAGAGAAAATTAAAATGAGTAAGAAACGTCACATCAAAAAATTCCGAGAAGCATGGGAAGATGATGAATGGGGTAAAAAGGACGAATATTCATACAAAAAGAAAGATAAGCGTCGTAAACAACAGCAAAGAAACCAACGCCGCGAAAAATTTTCTGAACGCTTTTACGACGAAAAATAATTGAAAAAAAGTGTTGACATTCCTTCTTGTTTTGATTAGAATAGATCTATCAAATGGAAACAAACAGGAAACTACATTATGAAAAACGTATCTAAGTTCGACAAAGCTACTCTTAACGCTCTCCGTTCTGAAATGCAGGCTGTACTTGATAAGTTCGGTGCTAATCTAGAGTTTGAAGTTGGTAGCATGCGTTTTAGCGATGCTGAAGTAGATATCAAAGTTAAAGCAAAAGTAAAAGGCGTGGTTACTCGTACTGACCGCATTCTCGAAGCTGCTGCTAAAAGCGAAGGTATCACTAAGTTTGTCAATGCTAAAGGTGATAAGCTTGTAGGCTACAACAGCCGTTCTTACAAGTATCCATTCATCTACGAAACTGCAAACGGCAAAAAATACAAGTGCGCTGCTTCACAGGCTCGTATGTTGTTTCTTTAATAAGAGGGCGCAAGCCCTCTTTTATTTTCTGAATTATGTAGGTATATTATGAAGTTAAGTGATAAAGTTATTTTAGTAGATGTTGATGGTGTCTTGCTGGATTGGGAATATGCTTTTACTCAATGGATGGCAAAACATAATTATGAAGTACAAGAAGGTATGGAATCAGATTACCATGTTGGTCGTCGATATGGATTGACTTCAATTGAAAAAGAACGTTTGGTTCGTATGTTTAACGAATCGGCTACTATTCGTAAACTACCTCCTTTGAGAGACGCTATTAAATATGTACGTAAATTACATGAAGAACATGGTTACGTATTTCATGTAATCAGTTCTTTGAGTAATGATGATTACGCTCAGCACCTTCGTACTAAAAATTTGATAGAAATGTTTGGTCCTACTGTATTTGAAAAGTACACCTATCTGGACACTGGCGCTGATAAAGACGAGGCTTTGGCTGTCTATAAAGACACGGGCTGTTTTTGGATAGAAGATAAACCAGAGAATGCCGTAGAAGGTCTCAGAGCAGGTTTGGTACCTATCCTTATGCATCACCATCATAACAACTATTTTGAGCATGGTGATGTGCAAATAGTTAAAAATTGGCAGCAAATCTACGAAACACTGATATAAATAAATTCAACGGATCGGGAATTCCTGAGATGTTACTTTTACAAGGAGCACACATGCCTCGTTACACATTTTTAAATACTGAAACAGAAGAACAGTATGATCTATACTTAAGTATGTCCGAACGTGAGACATACCTCCAAGAAAATCCTCATGTAAAACAACTCATCCTTGGAGCACCAGCTATTGGTGACTCGGTTCGTTTAGGTCTCCGTAAGCCAGACGATAGCTTTAGAGACGTTCTCAAAAATGTTAAACATCATCACAAAAAGGATAACATCAATACATGGTAAAAAATCTTGTAGCTGAGTATGTTATCTATTAAGGAGGTTTCATGGCAGCTAAACAGCGCAGACTATCCCGTAAAGAAAAGCGTAGACAAGAAAGAGACCAGGAGCATATGGTCGGTATTCTCAATCAAAAATTTGCAATGAGAAAAATTAATCCATTAACGCCTACTCAATCTGATCTATTCGAATCTTATCAACAAGGATACAATGTTGCGGCCATAGGAACAGCAGGTACAGGTAAAACAATGTGTGCTATGTATTTAGCACTTAACGATGTACTATCAAAAGGGGAATACGAAAAGGTCGTCGTTATTAGATCTGCCGTTCAAACACGCGAGCAAGGCTTTATGCCTGGCACTAAGCAACAAAAAGAAGCAGTATTCGAAGCGCCATATGCGGATATCACTAATGATTTATTTGGAAGAGGCGATGCATATCAAATCTTAAAATCCAAAGGTATGTTCGAATTTATGACTTCTTCTTTCGTAAGAGGATTAACTTTCGATAATTCAATCATTATTGTTGACGAATGTCAATCTATGACTTACCATGAACTAGATACAATTATCACAAGGGTAGGTGAATCATCAAAGATTATTTTCTGCGGTGATACACAGCAAGACGATCTAAAAACTTCCCGCAATAGGGCTGACGTTTCAGGATTAGCAGATTTCTTAAGAGTATTAGATAGTATCGATTTGTTTGATATTATTGAATTCGGCTTTGAGGATATTGTTCGTTCTGGATTAGTTAAGCAATATATTATTGCAAAGGAACAACTCAAGGTAGCATAAATAAGACTAAAAGAGAATGCCCTTCGGGGCATTCTTCAACTTAGGAGAAAATATGCCAGCAGTTTGTAGAGTAGGAGTTGATAGTCATATCGGTCACGCTTCTGTAACGCCTAATCCGTTTCATGCTTCATCATACACAAGTACACCACAAACTAAAGTAACAGTTGAAGGCTCGTTAGCCGTCGTAGTGGGTGGTTCTACTGGTTGCGGTGATGGCGCAGTTGGTGGATCAAGCAAAGTTAATATACAAGGTAGTCCCGTTCATCGAGTAGGAGATGGTACATCTGGTCATGGCTCTTGGTTGCCAAATGCAGCAGCTTCTGGATCTCCAAAGGTAATCGCTGGAGGTTAATATGCCAAAACCAGATTATGCCGATCTATTTCAACAAATTGCAGAAACAACAGATCCAGTCGAAAGAGCTGCATTGGTAGAATTGGCGTATGATTTTGAACCACCATATCCTTTGCCAGAAGACGAAACTATTGAAGATTATTTACTTACAGAAGATGAAATAGAATTATTTGGATATGTTCTAAATGATTATATAGAGAACGATCCAGGATATAACGAGAATGATGAGTTTATAAGTTATATCGGAATTTATTTCGATGATGATGGAAATATAACAGGAATTTACCCATGACCGTAACATTAAGAGAAGATAAAGGTAGCGCATTAACGTATGGAGAGATGGATGGAAATTTCCAGCATCTAGTTCCAACTGGTGCAGTATTTCATTTTGCCGCAGCAACAGCTCCAAGTGGATATTTGGTTTGCGATGGTTCAGCTATTTCAAGAACTGAATACGCAGATCTATTTGCTATTGTAGAAACAACTTATGGCGCTGGTAATGGCTCAACAACTTTTAATCTTCCTGATCTAAGAGGTGAATTCATTCGTGGTTTAGACGAAGGCCGTGGAGTAGATACTGGACGAACAATTGGTAGTTCACAAGCTGACGAATTAAAAAGCCACAGCCACAGTATTACGCGAGTTTCAACAGATGAATTTGGAATTACATCTGAAGCCCGATTTGCAAGATCTGATTCATCATTGGCAAACTTTCCAGTTGAAACAGATCTAACAGGTGGTACGGAAACTCGACCACGTAACGTTGCTTTACTTCCTTGTATTAAATTTTAGTTTACAGAATATGCAACTTGTGATATAGTATACAGATTGTTACTAAAAAGGTTATATTATGTTTACCCATGTAGACCACGGTATTGAATTACCAAAGCTTACTCGTAAGACAACAGAAGAAGGTCGTAAGTATTTTACACCAGAAGGTAATGCTTATCCTTCTATTACTACCGTACTTTCTATTTTAGGCAAAGAAGCTATCATGGCATGGCGAGCTCGTGTAGGTGAAGAAGAAGCAAATAAAGTTTCTCGTCAAGCATCTACACGAGGTACAGCGGTTCATAAACTTGCAGAAGATTATGTGAATAATGAACCTGATTATAAAAAGAAGCATATGCCAGCAAACATTGCTACTTTTAATTCAATCAAACCAATTCTTGATGAAAAGCTTGATAATGTTTGGTTCCAAGAAGCATTTCTTTACAGTGATAAATTGAAATGTGCAGGACAGGTTGACTGTATAGGAGAGTGGGATGGTGTGCTTTCTATCATTGACTATAAAACATCCCGTCGTATAAAGAAAAAAGAAGATATTACAAATTACTTTATTCAAATGAGTTTTTATGCTGCGGCTTTTCTAGAAAGGACTGGTATAGCTATTAAGCAAGCTGTAGTTGTTATGGCTGTAGACGATAATGAACCACTTATTTTTAAAGTAAATACTTATGATTATCTAGAGCACTTTCTAGCAGTTCGTAAGAAGTATAAAGAAATAAATAATTTTTAGTTTAATACAATTAGGAAATTAAAAATGGATAGAGCACAACTCATCGAGCAACTCAAAAGACTACTAGCTAACACGGTAGCATTTGGTATTAAAGCTCAAAATTATCATTGGAATGTAACAGGACCAAACTTTGCACAATACCACGATTTCTTTGGTAGTTTGTATGAAGAAGTAAATGACTCAGTAGATAGTACTGCAGAAGAAATTCGTAAGCTCGGCGCTTTTGCACCAGGTTCGCTAGGTCGTTTTGTAGAACTTGGCGATATTCAAGATGAGACTTCTATTCCAGAAGCTCCTGTAATGTTTGCTCGTCTAGCCCAAGATAACGATAAAATTCTTTCAAACCTTTACACCGCACGTACTATCGCTGATGAAGTAAATGCTGCTGGTACACTTGATTACTTGGAGTCACGTATTGGCATCCATGAAAAACATGCTTGGATGCTAAAAAGTTTCATTTAACTGTTGACATTCATTTCAAAATTGTGTAGTATAGCATAGTAAATCGAAATGGAGAATACATTATGTACACTATTGAGCTTGACATTACTTCTGAGACTACTACAGAAATGGTTAATCAATTCGCCACAGAGCATGGCTGTACTTCAAAACTCTTAATGGAGTATGGTCCTGCTGGTGGCAATCCACTCTACCAATTTTCTTCTGAAAGCTTTGACTGTCTTGAAGAATTAGTGACACAATACTTCGGCGGAGAATTTGACTGCGAAGAAATTAAGACAATGATTTTGGAGGTGTGATATGAATGACACTATGATTGCATTTATTGAATATGAAGCAATGATGGCTGAAGATGAGCGCATTATTGAAATGGCGCAAATGCTTGAAGACGGATACGGTGAAGGCCTAGTAAAATGATACCACACACTCCGCAAGAAATTTCTGATTACAAAAGGGGATGGATGTCCAACATCCCCTATTCTCTTTCCGTTCATACTGATTTAAGAAGCCGCGCTATAGAATGGTGTAAGGCCCAATTAATGAAGCATGAATGGCATCACGTTAAGCACACTGAAGTTTACCACGACACTTTTTACTTTCAAAGTAATAAAGCTGCAAACGCGTTTGCTTATAACTTTAAGTTATAATATTATAACAAAATAATTTTAAATATTTTTAAAAAACTATTTACTTCTTCTGATTGGATACTTATAATAGATCTATCAAATGGAGGAACACATAATGCTTAACAAACTTATTGATTTCGGAACTAACCACGGCGACAAAATTGAGATTGGCCTGATGGTTGCTTTTTCTGCAATTGTTTTGAGTGGCATTGTAATGTTTATCAAAGACTCTAAGTAATAGGATTATATTATGACTAATGAAGAATTTGAAAAAAGCTTAAAAGATGCTGAAAAAATTGGTACACTTAAAGGTTGTGTACAGATTCTAATGGCTCGTTTAGAAGAAGTTAATTGTGGCACAGACCAGTATGGTCATGACACTGTGGCTTTTGTTAAATCGCATTTAGAAAAGGTAGGTGTTAAATTATGACGTATTTTGTAGATGATGCTTGTGTTAAATGCAAGTATACGGATTGTGTTGCTGTATGCCCTGTTGATTGTTTTTATGAAGGTGAAAACTTTTTGGCAATTAATCCAGACGAATGTATTGATTGTGGTGTCTGTGAGCCAGAGTGCCCAGCCGGTGCGATTAAGTCAGACTTGGATCCAAACGCAGAAAAGTGGGTAGAAATTAATCACAAATATAGTTTAATCTGGCCAAACATCACTGAGAAAAAAGATCCACTTCCAGATGCTGATGTATTCAATCCTGAGTATGGCTTTGAAGGCGATAAAACTGATATGCTGAGTGAGGAACCAGGCGATGGAGATTAATAAGATTATGAAAGCGTTCATCATAATTACTTTGTTCACTACAAACTTTATTTTGTTGGTGCATCAGCGTATAGAGTATGGTGAAGCAAGTGTATTCCTAATTTGCTCCGTGTTGATTTTGTTTCCTTTATTTTTCTTTGGTATCGAAGATATAATGAAAGAATTGAAGAAAAGACCAAAAAGGTATTGACATTGCTTTTTGTTTTGATTAGAATAGTACCATAAATTAATCAAATAAGGATACATTATGAAATACGATGTTAATGTTTTAGAAAGTATGATTGAAAATATGTCTGATAACATCGCAATGTTCCAGCGATTGGGCGTAGACAAAAACGAGGAAAAGATTGCGGATATGGTCAAGTACCGTCGTGGTCTAGCAGCTCTTGTTGAAAATGAAGGCGAGCCAATGAGTGGTGTTACAGTAGACTCTATGGTATATGCTGCGTCTTTGCCTGGTGCTGACACCTCTTGGTGGACTAAAGGAAGCTGATTATGAAAAACGATACGAGCTACCACGAATTAATGCTTGATATTAAAAATTGTCACAATGAAAAAGATCTTTTAAAGATAGTTAAGTTTATTGATTCTAACCGTAAAAGACTTAAACTTGATGATTATCAAATAGATAAGCTGGAAGCGGCAGGTCTTAAGCGTTACGAAGAAATTACTGTTGAACGTAATCATTTGATTAGAAATAGAAAGTAATGAGTGTTTCTTATTCTATAAATTACATGGGACCCATTTCACTAGATTGGTTTCGTGAACGTGGTTTGACTCATAAGGTTGAGCGGGTGGTTAATAGTGAAGTTATTCGTAATATGCTTAGGACTAGTTCATACTTTGATTACCCTAACATTGAGGTTGGTG